TGAACTATAACTCTAGGTGAATAGAAGAATGCTTCTCCACCCTTATGTTTGATAACTGTATTCATGTTATCTAACCAAATCTTTTGAACAACTGCAAACGTGTTAGTATACGGTTTACCCATTCTTCTAGATGCTGGTAATCTATGATTAACTAATGATTTAAATGCTGTTTCCATTGAGCCAGCATTCCATTGGTTATTATTAGATTTAGACATTACTGATTGGAATCCGTTTAATGAACCTACAGAATCCCAAAGGAAACATAAATTTCTATCTAAATTACCTTCGGATTGTGAGTCAAGTAATTCAGTCATAAGTCTTGAAACGTCTTCAATAATTGGTTCGCTTCTTAGAATTTTAGAACCTTCTTTACCATTTGAATAATCTACACATTGGTATCTAGTTAAAAGGTCATCTCCATTTAAATAAATAAAATCTCCTTCGTAATCAATTATTTCACCAGTAGCTTCATCAATAACTTCTTCAAATTGTACTCCGATATTTCTAGCATGTTCCCAAGACCAGTTACCTTCAGTTTCAATTATTATTGGTAAATCACCAATTTTTTGAGCTCCAGCAACTGCTTCATAAATAGCTGTTGATTTACCAGTGTTTGAATACCCTCTAAAACTTGTGAAGTATCCTCTAGCTAATCCAGGTATCTTAAGTGCTTCGTGAAATGAATCCGATAAAGGTATCCATGTTAAATCTTTTTCTTTTACTGTCATATCCATTCCATTATTCTTCTTAAATGAACCTAAATCGAATTTCTTTTTTACAATTGGTTTTTTCGGTGCTTGTTTTGACATACTTCTTCTTATTGGTTAATTATTGTTAAAATTGTTAGAAACAAATGGACCACTTCCGCAGTCCATTCATTTTTATTTAATTACCTTTTAGAAAGGTAGGTCATCATCTTCGTCTGCTGATTGTGTAACTGGTTCGGTAACTGGTTCGGCAACTGGTTCGGAAACTGGTTCGGTATTTAAAGCATCTCCCATTGTTAATTCTGAATCATCTTCACTAACATTGTCCATTGTAGCTTTTACTTCCGCTTCAGCTTTTGCTTTATCCTCTTTAGATACAAACATATCTTTATCTTTATCAAATTCTGGAGTATGTCCTTTAACGATAATAGCTAAGTAGTTATAATCTCTTTCAGAATAAACATCTCTCCACGTTCTAACATCTTCTAACCATAATTTGCTTTGTTCAGCATCATCAGTAAGTGTTGTAGAATTTAATGGGTAAGTTACGGATTGTACAACTGGTGTGTTCCATTGATTTCTTGCGACTTCAATATTTAAATCTCTACCAGTAGATGGGTCTGTTACATCATGTTCAACAGCTTTCATCGCTTTCATGATTTTATCTAATGTACCATTCTTATCGTAAGCATGGTTGAATCTCCAGAATTTAACTCCTTCAGATTCTTTACCTCTCTCAATTAATTTAAGAATATACATTTTTCTAGCTGAATACTTTTTAGCTAATTCTTTGTCACTCTCTTTTCCAGAAGCGTAAAGTGCTTGTCTTGCTTCACATAAAGGACAAGGTTTTCCTTCTTCATGTTCTAAGCATGGGTATGTTTTCCATGACCCGTCATTAACCTGTATCTTATGAGCCCATAAGATATCAACTGATGATGTTTTTCCTTTAGATGGTGGTAAAAGTCTTATTTTTTTTGTACCTTCTTTATCCGAATCGTTTAAGTGTGTACTGAAATAATTCTTAAGGTCATATTTTTTTGCTAGTGTTGGCTTTTCTTGATGAGACTCATTATACATCTTCATCATTTCTTCGTAGTTAGTAGTTTTTTCTTCACTCATTTTGTTTGTTTTTTTTTGCTATTGTTATTATTATTTGTTATTATTATCTTTTAATCTGTGCTATAGTTAAATCAATTATTACCTTGATTTGTATATTATAAATATAATAAAAACCTGTAAAAAGTCAAGTAAAATATACTTATTTTTAATTTTATTTTATCTTTTATTTATATAACATATAACTTGGCAAATGTACGGTTGTTTTTCTTTTGCCGCAACCCTTAAAACAAAAAAAAAGAGGAAAACTTTCGAATCCCTCTAATTAATATATTTAAATATGTATGTAGTTTACATATCCTCGAACTCATCATCAAATGAACTCTTAATATCTGTTTCTACGTAATCTCTATCAATTGAATCTCTATTTAATTCATATTCTTCTTTTTTGTCTTCAGTTCCCATTACATCGTATTGCCCTTTTTGGTCTGACCAAAAATCAGTTAACTTTATATTGTAAGGATATGAAGATAAAGAACGCATATCAAGTTTTTCATCTTCAGTTGGATTTCTCTTTTCAATTTCACTTTCAAGATTATCTATCTTTTGAGAAATTTGTGACATACCATCTAACTGTCCTTCTAACTTACTAACCATATCCATTAATTGAGTAATCTTACTATTAGCCGCATCTGCTGATGCTTTAGCTTCTTCAGAACCTTTTACTAATTCAGTAACATCTAATTCTACAGCGTCATCCATTGGGTCTGGTTCTTCAGCAGCTGGCTCTTCACCAAATCCACCTTCAGCTTCAGCATCTCCGAAACCTTCTCCACCTTCTTCGTCTCCGAAAGCATCGCCACCGAAAGCATCACCGTCAACTTCAGCGTCAGCTTCTGGAGCCTCTTCTGCATCATCTGCTGGTGCTTCTTCAGCGTCTTCTGGTGCATCATCTAATTCATCACCAAAAGCTGGTTCTTCGTCATCTTCAGCTTCGATAACATCACCAAGAATTAAACCCTTTGCCTTATTATCTTCAATATCGTCTTCATAGAATTTAAACTCATTAATTTGATTAAATCTATTAAGTTCTTCTTTGAGTAAATCTTTGTTCACTTTTTTATTATTCATATCTAATGGTTTTTTTTAGGTAAGTAATTGTCTACCGTCTTCTGTAATTATTTTTTTGTTGATTCTCTCAACTAGGCTCTTATCACCTTTAATAATACAAACACCAGAAGTGCAATCCATAGTTTCTTGTGGATTTAAGTTTCCTTGTGCTTCTTCTTCAGAAAGGAAATTATTTATACCATTCTCTAATTTATTATTGTTGTTGTTCATAACATGTCTTTTTTTTAATGTATATTATAATAATAAATATAGTGAAAATATTAAAAAATACGCTTTATACTAGATATCTTTAAGTTATCATCATTTATTAGGAGTATTTTATCTTGATAATCGTCCCAATTGATTTTAACTGACTTATAATCTATATTACCAACTGAACCATCAGATATTTCATCTATTAATTTATTAAGGGCGTTAATTGTATATATGGCCGTACCTTTCTTATGTATAAGAATTGCATTCGGAAAAAGAGTTTTAAAATTTACTCTTTTCTCGGTAGATATTACAAATTTGAATGTTACTATGAGTTTTGATTCATCATCTAGGTTCTCGAAAATAAATACATTATCTCTAGATATACCGAATTTATCTTCTAAATAGGTTAAAAACCATTCAAGTCTCTCTGGGAAGATAAAAGATGCTAATAATATGTTTTTATTCATTATTTCTTATAGAATATATTAAAGGAACATATTTAACCTCATCGTTAAACATACTCAATTCGTTTTTATATTCTATAAGTATTTGCTCATCACTCAAAAAGACTGAGGACATAGCTTTAATTTTATCTAAAAAAGTTATTTTATTTTTACCAATAAATACTATTTGCCTTAAATCAAAACCATATATTGTTTTGTTAGAAAAAACATATACCATATTGTTTTTTATAAATGTTATGGTTTTTTTATCTTTATCGATACTTTTAAATATATCAACCACTTCCAATCCTTCCAAAAGTATTACATCAACGAAATTAAACTTAATATCCTTAATTAAAATATTGTAGGCATGTTCAATGAAATAAAATAAATCCTCTTCAAATAAAGCTCTTTTCTCTTTCTTATTAAAGGTCCAATAGGTTTTATCATCAATCTTTCTATCTAGGTAATTGAACTCTTTACCTAGTTTCTTTACATTGTCGATACCGATTATAAGTGTAGGAATATCCTCAATCATATCACCTAATGATTGACTTATATTAAACTTTTTATCTAACTTAATTTTCTCGTCTGTTATAATATTAGCTATTCGCATTACTGCAAATATACAATTATTAAATCAATTATCCTAATTATGAACTAAATCTTCTAGTATTTTCACTATCCTTCATAGTAGCACTACCATCATTTGATAATGGGTTTCCAGAACTATCTATAGTACCATTTTCCTCTCTAACTCTTTTTGGAATTGCAAATTTAACATGTAAATGATGTGAATGGTCCTCCATAACAGCTACGCCACCGAACCCTGGTGTTCGTGGGAATTCTTCAGCTAACACTGGGTCATTAAACCAAATATTCTCAATTTGTGGGAATGTAATTTTCTTACCATCAACAGTTTTTGTATTCTTACCCTTAGAAGGGTCTGTATATTCTATAAATAATTCTATAAGAGCTCTTGTTCCAGCTCTACTATAATCACCGATAGTATCTCTTGTATCACCATCTGGGTCCCATAAATTAATTGTACCACCTTTTTCTTTTGGATAAGCAACTAACCCATTGTTAATGTTACGACAACCAGCCGTATTAGATTTACAAGCAAGACTTTCAGTTGAAAAGAAATTACCATCAAAATTTGTTGAATTTGTTGATTGTTTTTTACTTA